CAGCACTTTCAAGATTAAATTTTAATCTTTGAGATAACAATGTCATTTTAGATAAACCATCAACACCCTCTTTAAAAGCATATCTGGAAGCCATTTTCATGTTTTTAGCTAATAAACCAGTTGATTCGGCAGCATTTAACCCCATAGCTTTAGCACGTTCAAATGTCATTGCTCCTTGTTCAAAAGCAGTGTTAATTGAACCACCCATTTCATCCATGGTATTAATTAATGCGTTAGTTCCTTCTTCACCCATTAATTTAATCATAGCACTAGCTACTTCATGTTCATTTTGTGTTAATTGTATATTTCTTTTGGTTGTTTGAGCATATTGCGTTTGGAATTTAATTAATGCGTCTTGAGCTAATCCATAATTAAACGCTAGTCTACGTGTTTGTTGCATTAAAGCTGTTTGATAACCTTGTGTATCTTTGAAAGACATACCCATTTGTCTACCAAATGTAAACGCTTGTTGGTTATATTTCATCCAAGTATTGTAAGAATCTTTACCAACTTTACCAATTGTTTTTAACGCACCTAAAGTTACAGCATATAAAAGATTGGTCTTTTCAATTTCTTCATTCTCGGAGGTTTTGGTTGTCTTAATCTTTTCACTCTCTTTGGCTTGTTCTTTGACTGATTCTAAAGATTTCCCTTGTAAATCCCTTTCTTTAGTTAATAATTTAATCTTTTCTTCTTGCGTGTCATTAATTTTTTTATTAACTACATTTATATCTTTTGAACATGATTCAATACTACTAAGAAGTTTTTTATACTCCTCAGTTGAGTCTATTAATTTTTCAGATTCCGTTGATAAATTTTTATTATTTTCTATTAATTTTTTAGATAATTTTTCTAAATCATCATAGTTATAAACAATGTCATCTACTTTATCAGCAATTTTAATTATTTCATCTTTAAACAATTTATTATTAGACAAAACATTTCTTGACATCTCGTTTAAAGAGTCATAAGAATTCACAATTGTTTCTAATTTTTGAACCAATTGTGATAATTCATCGCTAATTTTACTATTAGATGACGATATTAAATTTTCTAACCTATTAATTATTTCTTCTAATTCTTCTTTTCTTAACATATTAAGGTTTATCTTTAATATAAATATCTTTATTATAGATTTTTAAGTGCTTTTTAAATTATTTTTGCCAAAAATTAAAAATTAATGTAAAATAACTTGTGTATATCTTAAAATAGATAACCCTTCAAATTAAAATAATTTCTTAATTTTGCGTGTAAGGAAAAATAAAACAAAAAGATTATAACCAAGAGAGAACATAAACAATAAAAAGAGAATTATTTTTAAAATAATTCTCTTTTTATTTGGTAATATCAAAATTTTTACTTATCTTTGCACCGTAGTTAAACATATTATTAATTTTTTAAAAAATTTACCACAATGAAATATTATAAAAAACTAAAAAATGGTGATTATATTGAGATTTTTGAAATGCTGAAAGATTTTGAAAACACTCCAGATAGTGTTTTTCATTGGTGCTTATTGATACCTACCATAATTGCAGCTCTTTTTGTTGTAATTGCAATGTTTGGTGCTCCACCAGCATAATGTGAACTACCCACCCACGGCAGAGCCGATGGGTTGGGCTTCAAGGGTCACAGACTCACCTAACGGTAACGCCTCACCTTGTTTTTGTTTTGTGTCCGACTGCATCCCACAACCAGACAATATGTTTATTCCTTGCTTTAATATATTCTTCGCTGCATTTACATCCCACCCACGTTCCCGATGGGTTGGTTTTACGCTCCTTTGTATAAATTATCCTCTTTTTTATTATTTAGACACGCCCATACTTTGTCTCGCATAACTATTAATATCAGTATTGCTTTCTTTTGTTTTCCCAGTATTTTCACTCTCTATTATTTTGTTATGTCTTAAAATATAGAATTTTCTATCTCTTGTTGGCATTCTATATAATAAATCAAACGGAATGCCTATATATTTAAAACAATTAAACAATTCTTCTTTAAGATTTCTCTCGTAATCAGGAGATATGGTAGAAAACAGTGTCGTCCCACGGAAGAAATGTTTTAAATGAGCCACCTCCGAGACTCACTGGTCTTTGTACTTCAACTTCAAAGTCCATACCAGGTTCATTCTCTAACATATATCTTCTTAATTCAAGGGAATCTCTGGCTGGCATTTTCTTAATATATTCTTTGATATATTTTTTATCTTCATTACCATTTATCGAAACAATGCTCATTTCCAATCTATTCGTGATAAGTTTTGAAATTGTTGATTTTTTATTTTCGTTAACAGATTTAGCCCAAGCATATAAATTGTCAGTTATCTTATTTCTATCTTCATGTGTTAAACCATCTAATTCAACATCAGTTGCTAAAATTTGTATAATATCATTTAAATTTGATAATATTAACTGTTTTTTTACTCCGATATTTTCATATTTGTTTAATTTTTCTAATTTCTTTTCGTCCCCTCTAGTTAAAAATCTAAATTTAATTAAATCTTTAGTATTTGGTGTTGTAAAACTAAAATAACCATTTTCATCCCCTTTTAAAGTAAAAGGTTTTGTCTTAATTGTTGTTAAATCAATAACTGTTTCAAATTGTTTATCTGTTATCGGGTCTGTTACAATTACTGGAAATTCATTTCCGTAACCAGTCGCCCTTAACCATAATATAATAGCATCACTATCACCAACACATAGTTTATCAATATCTATTTTTTTATCAATTACCTTGTGTTTTAATAAAAAATCAATAATTAAACCATCTTTATAAAGATTAGGGGATGTAATTAAGTTTTCATCATAAGCAGTTAAAAATGATACAGCTACACTCTTTTGTTTTGATTTATAACATTCTCCATTACTAGGTAACGAAATAACGTCATATTGGGTGTTTGAATCAGAATCACTAATAATTGGCAAAACTTGATTTTCTTCCGAGTCAAATGAAATTTCTTCTAAGTCTTCATCTTGAGCATCTACTTTAATTTCAAATAAATCAATCTTAGAATTTTTTATTTCTTCATTTAGCGGGAATTCTGGTTTAATTGCTTCTAATGTTATATCATGTTGTTCTGCTTGCTTAATAATATCTTCTTGTGCTTTGTTAAGCATGTCAATAACATCATTTTTATTAGGTTTATTCATTTCAAGCGTTTTTTGCTTGGTTTTTTCGTACATAATATTACTAGCTCTAAGTAATTTTATTTGCTTAATTTCTTCCTCGGTTAAATTTATATTTTCCATGTTTTTTATTTTAATTTTGTTATTTTATTTGTTTGTATTGTTAAAGTATTTTTTTCATCAAAAAATTCTATTAATACGTTTTCTAATAAATACTCAGCATTCGAAAATTTAATAATTAAATTTTTGTGTGGCAAATTTTCTAGGTTATTCGCTAAAGACACTTTATCTAAATATTCTTTTATTTTATTTGTTTCGCTTATCCATATTTTTAATTCGGATTCAAAATTATCATCGAATGATTCATAATCAAACTTTATATTAAATTTAAGTTTATTAGATAGTCTTGTATAAATATCCATTTCATTTGGTGATAACTCATAGCCCGACATATCAAATATATATCCGTTCGTTTTTGAATATGTTGTTTGGGTTGTATTTTTAATAAACCCATCCGTTAAATTCTGTATTAATGGGTTTTCTGGGGTTAAATCTGGTAAGGTGAAGTCATCTACACTAAAATCACCATAAGCTGCTTGTAGAGCCTTTAAATAACTATTATCATCACTATAAAAGTCGTTAATGGTTTGACCAACTGAAATATCTTGGTCTTCATCAATATAAGGGAGTAAAATTTCACAAACCATAATCCAATTATTATTATTTATTTTTTACATATAATATATCATAATTGAATTAAAAAACAATAATTAACGCCTTTGTTTTTTTCTTTCTAATAATTTTTGTTTTTCATCTATAATATGTAACCTGTCTTTTAACATTTTTATAACCTTTTCAGGGTTTTTATTAATGTCAGTTTCCCATATTCTCAACATTGGTATTGAATGTAAATTAGCCCATCTATCTTTCATTTTATCAACTGATTTATTTCGTTTTTGGGTCGGTGTTAATTCTTTCCCTTCGTATATTAATGGGTTTGAATGAAAATAGTCACCGTCCACTTCAATTATTAGATTGCTATCTGGTAAATAAAAATCATAAAATCGACCAATATCTTTTGCTTCAAATTGGCGCACATATTTAACTTTTAATTTATCCAAAAAAATTTCAGCAAACCTATCCTCTAATTTTGAAACATTATAGTCTGGGTGGTCTTTTTTTTTAGATTTATTAACTCTAGGTTTTATATCTTTTAGATTATATTCTTGTTTTATTTCTTTTTTGATTGGCTGTTTCATGATATTAAAATTAAGCAAAAAATCACGTAACTATTATTAAATAGGCACGTGATTTTAATTATTGTTTTGTTAATTGTTTAATAAACTAATATAGCATAATCAAATACTAATGTTGCTTCAATTGTTACTAAACCATCTTCTTCATAAGATAATGTCCCAAAATCAACATCTGTTAACATTGTATTTTTTAAAATCCAACGTTGGACACTTACTCCAGATGGGTCTAACATTTCAAGTTCAACGTCACGTTTATAACCAGCAGCATAACCTTGACGACCAGTGGCTGATTCTGAATGTAAACGAACCCACTCCATTAAGGCTTGTGACGCTGATGGGCCGATTGGGTCACGAAATGAAATTGGAATTGGGTCCCAAGTATACTTACCAACAATGTGTGTGTGTGTATTAAGAAATGGGATAATAGTATCACCTTGTTTAATTGAAGGTCGTTTACCGCTAGTTAACCACCATTCTTGAATACCCAAGTCGGCTGGAAAACGGAATAACCATCTATTTTTTCTTAATGGTTCAAACTCAAGTGGCATTTTTATAAGTAAATCGCTCATAATATTGTATTTATTTTATTTTTTTTTTTTATAATTTTATATTAGTTAACTTGTTCAGGTTTTTCAACTGTGTTACCTAATGTCATTTTATCGCACATCATCCAAATTTTTTTAAAAAAATCATATTCTGGTGCTTGAACATTGTTTTCAAATTCTTGTAAACCTTTGAAAGCAATACTTCTTATCGATGAAATTTTATCGTCTTGTTCATCTTCTTCTTCTGGAATATCCATATTTTCGATACATTCTTCACTAGAACACATTTCCTCATCATCAAAAATTGAATTTTCTTTTAAATAAGAAAATTGTTGATTAATTTCATTAAGTATCTCTTTAGTCTTTTTATCCATGTTATTTATTAATAAATATAAGTTATTTTATTTTTTTTAAGGAAATGGTTAATTTTTTTATTAACCATTTCCATTTTTATCAAACATTTGTAAATGAAATACCTTCTGGTGTTAACACGTAATCAATGTTTATATATTCAAGAGCTTGATATGGTTTCACAAATATTTGACCATTAAGTTCTCTTCTATCACTAGTATCCATTGAAGAAGAATCAATTTTAATTCTAAAATCAGAAATACCTCTATTTTCTTTAATTGTTTGTAAGATTGGCGTTACTAATGACAAGAATTTATTTGTTGTTGTTGGGTCATTAGGGTCAAATATTAATTTATTAACTGCAATCGCAACCAATTTACGTAATCTTAACATCAAACGTCTTATAGCAATTCTAGTTAACATTGTATCGTCATCGGCTTTCATCATTGTTTTTTGTCCCCAAATTTTAACACCTTCATTAGCAAATGTTTTAACAACGTTAATATAACCATTATATAAAATATCTTCTTCCGCTAATTTTGTTGATTTATGAGCTTTTTCACATTCAACATTACCACGTCCAAAACCAGCAGGTGCATACCAAGGATAAGCAACGTTATCAGTTTCAGCCAT